CGGTTAAACCGATGATTACAATAAGCATCGACACGAAGCCTCGTGACCTGCGCAAGATGGTCGATAAGCTCGGCCGGACGTTTACTAAGAACCACAAGCGAGCGATGCGTAGAGCGGCGGCAGAAGGCGTTAATAGAATCAATAAGCGCACAAGCAAAAGTCTTGACGTAAACAATCAGCCGTTTAAGCCATACAACAAGGTTTATGACGCGTTTAGAAGGCGACAGCCGAGGGCAGGCGAAAGCAAGCCTGTATTCCCTGACAGTAAAGTTCGCTTGATATTCACAGGGGCAATGCGCAAGTCATTACAGTACGGGCTACGCGGTGAAGACGGCCTCATTTACTTCGACAGCAGAACAGAGTCTAAGAAGGCGGCAATGAACAACAAGCGCCGTGAGTTCTTCGGGCTAAACAAAAGTGATACCCGCGCCATCCGTGATGTGTACTTTAAGGGGCTGAAGATATGAGCGTCAGAGAAAGCATCGCCTCAAACATTGTGACATCACTGCAAGGCATTTCTACGCCTAACGTAAAGAAGGTGACGCGTGAGCCATTTGACTTCGACAAGCTGTCAAACGCTCAGTACCCCGCGATCTTAGTTAGGACAGCGAACGAATCACGCGAAGACGCCAGCATCGGCGGCAGTATGTCGAGTAGACAAGCTACCATCGACTACGAATTGATTTGCTTTGTTAAGCACAAGAATATCGACACAGCCCGCAATCAGATTGTAGAGGCTATCGACGAAAAGCTCGACGAGGATAGGACGCGTGGCGGTCACGCTATTGATACGCAAGTTATTAGCGTCGAGGTGGATGATGGTACAATAGACCCTATAGGCGGCGTCATTGTCACCGTTCAAATTCTTTATACATACACACGCGGTGACGCGTAAGGGAGAAAACTAATGGCTACACATAAAGGTTCAACCGGATCGGTAAAGGTTGCGGCATCAGGCGGATCAGAAGCAGTTGTCGGCGAGGTACGTTCGTACAGCATCGACGAAGTGGCTGACACTATTGAGGACACCGTCATGGGTGACTCAGTAAAGTCATACCTCTCTAGCCTCAAGGACGCGACGCTCACTATCGACGCACTTTGGGATGACGCAGACGCACAGCAGTTAGTGCTTGATTCTGGTGCCGCTATTGACTGGGAGATTCACCCAACTGGCACAGGCGCGGGTGAGAAGTATTACGCAGGTGCTGGCATCGTGACTGCGAAGACTATCTCTGCGTCTTACGACGGGCTGGTCGAGGCGTCATTCTCTGTACAAGTATCAGGCGCAATCACAGAAGCGTCTAACTAATGGGTCTGGCTAAAGAGTTACGAGCGCGACGAAAGCAGTCTCGCCGTAAGATCGAGGTCGCAGAGTGGGCTGATGATGACGGGGCGTTTGTCCTGTATTGTCGCCCACTGACCTGCTATGACCTAAACGAGCTACAGAAGCGTCACCCGCAGGTAATGCAGAACCCTAGCATTGCGGCAATGGTCGATTTGATTGTGATGAAGGCAGAGAGTAAAGACGGCGACAAGCTATTCACTTCTGCTGAAGACAAGATCGACTTGATGGGTGAAGAGACGACGGTGGTGTCTGGTATTGCTAACGAAATGTTTAGTACTATCGACCCATTTGAGGACGTCGAAAAAAACTGAAGGCCGATCAGTCTCGGATGAATCTCATCGCCTTGGCTGATCGGTTACATAAGACTATCGAAGAAGTCGAGCAGATATCAGTCAATGAGTTTCAAGAGTGGCTTGCTTACTTCAAGATAACAAGCGAGTCTAAAGATGGCGACTGAATCCGTAAGCATTGTAATTAAGGCGTTCGACAAGACGCAGAAAGCCTTGCGCGGAATCAAACGCGCGTTCGCTGGCCTATCTAAAATCTTCTTTAACTTTAAAACCGCCTTAGTTTCCGCAGTCGGTGCAGGCGGTATGGGCTTGTTGATTGCTAACTCACTGAAGGCAACGGATGCCCTAGCTAAAACGGCGAGTAAGATAGGCACGACAACTGAATCGCTTAGTGCTTTGCAGTATGCAGGGCAACTAACAGGCGTCGAAGTCAATACGATGAACATGGCGCTTCAGCGGTTTACTCGCAGAACGGCAGAGGCCGCAGTTGGAACAGGTGAGGCGAAAGGCGCATTGCGCGAGCTTCGTGTCGATGCTCGAAAACTCTCTCGACTTCCTTTAGATCAGCAAATGCTCACCTTAGCAGACGCGTTTGAAGATGCGAAAACAAGAGGCGTAAACCCGCTAAAAATAGCCTTCAAGTTATTTGACTCTGAAGGTGCCGCACTCGTAAACACTCTTGCATTAGGTCGTGATGGCCTTACTGAGTTATTGGGTGAGGCACGGGCGCTTGGCGTTGTGATGTCTTCCAGTGCCGCCAAAGGTGTCGAGGACGCCAACGACTCTTTGTTCCGTATGCAATCTTTGTTTGGTGGAATAGTCAAACAAGCCGTCGCGGGTTTAGCTCCAGCACTTGCCGCATTGTCTGACCTGCTTACAACAAAAGTACAAGCTGGCATTGCTGACGCTAACGGTAGCGTCAAGGAGTTTGGTGAAGAATTAGCAGGCAACTTTGTGCAAGGTCTGGCTGATGCAATCAAAGGCATACAAGAAGTTTTAAATGCTTTTGTAAGCATGGGCAATTTTGTTGTTAATTTCAGGCGTCAAATAAACGACGCGTTTTCTTCTATTGAAACAAAAAGCCTGCAAGGTTTGGAAGAGGATTTGGCCGCAGTAGAAGAGCGACTTGCTGGTTACGTCAAAAACGCAGGGCCATTTAGCAACACTAACGAAGCAATCGTTGCAGATCAAGAGCGGCTCAGAGATAGCATAAAAGCACAAATCGCCGCAATTAAAGAGTTAGGCGAAGAATCAGACCGAACTTTTACAGGATTTACTGACTTTGATTTTTCGGCAATTATTGCAAGCCTACTTAGAGTAAAGGAAGCGATTGGAACTACCACAGACGACATTGGCAATTTAGGCGATAACGTAAACGAGAAACTGCCAAGCGCGTTTGAAACCTTTATGGCTAATCTGCAAAACACTCGGGAGATGGCTGGCGACCTTACGCCGTCACTTGAAAAGCTAGGCGATCAGGCAATCACAGGGCTAGGTGACTCATTCACGTCAGCGATTACAGGCGCTAAAAAGTTCAGCGATGCGATTCGTAATATGGCAAAAAGCGTTGTCGATAGTCTTATTAAGATGCTTGTACAAAAGTACCTTGTTGATGCGGCCTTTGGCGCGATTAGTGGCGCGATAAGCAACGCTCGCGCGGACGCCGATTTTCTTGGTATCGAAGCCAGTAGTTTTAGAGCGCGTGGCGGTCCAGTAACAGGTGGACAGCCTTACATTGTCGGTGAGCGCGGACCAGAGCTGATGATTCCTTCGGGCAACGGCTCGATTGTTCCTAATAATAAATTAGGTGGTGGCGGCGTAACAGTAGTGCAGAACATCAACGTAACCACAGGCGTACAGCAAACCGTACGTGCAGAGATAGCTAACCTACTGCCTCAGATCAGCAACGCGGCCAAGTCTGCTGTCGCTGATGCTAGAATGAGAGGCGGTGGCTTCAGCAAAGCAATGGTAGGTGCATAATGGCGGCGTTTCCAAATGTAGGCTTTACTGCGATGACGATGCGGCTCAGATCGGCAACGGCTGTCAGCCAGTCACCGTTTACCTATGACCAGCAGACTTATCAGCATCAAGGTGTGAGATGGGAAGCAGAGGTTCAACTGCCACCACTTAAGCGGTCTGACGCCAAGCAGGTAGAGGCGTTCTTTGCCTCTCTACGCGGTCAGGCTGGCACCTTTACGATGGGCAACCCTATCCACAATACGACCGCCACAGGCGCAATTACGAGCGGCACAGCGGGTGCTACGACTGTCACCGGCTCTACTTCGGGCGTGGTCGCAGGTGATTACTTTGAAACAGGCAATGCGCTATACATCGTGACCGGCATTTCTGGAAGCTCGATTGATATCATGCCACCACTTCGATCAGCGATTAGCTCATCGACCCCTATGGACTTTACACTGCCGAAAGGCACATGGCGATTAGCAAGCAATGAAATTGGATGGAGTATCAACGAGGCTAGTTTGTACGGTTTCACTTTTGCTTGCGTTGAGGCTATATGAGCAGATCACTGACATCAGCGATGCAGTCGGCAGTTACCGCCGATTTAGTACGCCCGATTATATTAGTACAGTGCGCGTTTGATTCCGGCAATCTAAACCTATGGAATGGCGTTGGCAATCTTACAGTCAGCAGTGTTGACTATGTAGGTGCTGGCACATTGTTAGCCATAGGTGAAATAGCAGAGACGTCAGAGCTACAAGCTAACGGCATCACAGTCACCCTGTCAGGAATCACTGACCCGTTATTAGCAAAGGCGCGTGACGAGGACTACCAAGGCCGTGAGCTTAAAGTATTGCTTGGCGCTATGGATGCTAGCAACGGCGTTATAAGCACGCCTGTGAACGTGTTTAGTGGCTTTATGGACACGATGGTTATTAATGACTCATCGGAAACCGCCACCATACAGATAGCCGTCGAGAATCGTTTGATTGGTTTTGAGCGCACTCGTGTCAGAAGGTACACAGCAGAGGATCAACTAATCGACTTCCCAAATGACAAGGGCTTGGAGTTTGTTGCTGACATGGCTGAGAAAGAGATTGTGTGGGGTAGAAGTGGTGTTGTCAGTGGTGGCGGCGGGCGTCCTAATGCCGACCCAGATGCACCAGCAAACCCGCCACAGCTTCCGTAATAACTGAGGGACTAGTCATGGAATTTGCGATAGAAAACCTAGCAAAAGTCAGGCGAGAGATTGAGCCTTTGCTTGAACAGCACTGGCAAGAAATAGCTTTGAACAAAGACATCATTAAGATGAATCCTGATTGGGAAGGCTATGCACGACTTGATAACGTCAACGCGCTCAGGATTTACACGGCTAGAAAAGACGGCGTGATGATGGGCTACTTTGTGGTCATCGTCAGCAAGTCACTGCACTACCGTGACCACTTGTTCGCTAACAACGACGTCATTTTTTTGACTCAGCCAGCGCGCAAAGGTTTGACCGGCGTAAAGCTCATTAAGTTTGCCATCGAGTCACTAGCGGCTGAAGGCATCACCAAGCTACACATCAATACAAAAGCGCATCAGCCCTTCGACGCAATCCTTGAGCGATTGAACTTTGAAGAAATCGAACGCGTCTACTCTTTAGTTCTGAGGTAAGCACATGGCTATTGCGGCAGTTGCAGGATTAGCTTCTTTAGGCGGCGCGATGATTGCCGCTGGCACTTTCGCAATTGGATTTGGCGCGGCTGTCGGCGCTTTTGCTCTTGGCGCTGGCCTGTCAATGGTGTCTCGTGCGCTTGCACCGAAGCCAAACCTTGGCGCACAGATGCGGGGTATCACGCAGACCAGTCGCGAACCTGCTGGCTCACGCAAAATCGTTTACGGCAAGATGCGCGTCGGTGGTCAGGTTGTATTCATATCTAACTCAGGTGATGACAATAAATACCTACACATGGCGATTGCTTTTGCCAGCCACGAGATAGAAAGCTACGAAGAGATATGGTTCAACGATAAGAAAGTCTGGACTCTGAGCGGTGGCTTCCAAAGTGATTGGGGTACTTACGTCACTATAGACCGAAAGTTTGGAACGGACGGACAGGCCGCATCGACTGACCTTGTAAACGCCAATGTCCTTTGGACTACTAACCACAAGCTATCGGGAATCGCTTACATTGCATTTAGGCTTGAGTGGGACACAGACAAGTTTCCGCAGGGCGTCCCTAATATCACCGCTGTTCTAAAAGGTAAAAAGGTCTATGACCCAAGGACCTCTAGTACAGGCTGGAGTCAGAATCCTGCGTTATGTTTGCGCGACTATATGCTCGACGACAAGTACGGGCTTGGAGAAGTTACAGCCAACATCGACAGCACTGCGCTCACTGCCGCCGCTAACCTTTGCGAAGAGCAAGTCACACTAGATGCCGGTGGCACTCAAGACCGTTATCAGTGCAACGGTGTTATAGAAACCGGCAACCAAATCAGAGCCAACATTGAACAGCTACTGGCATCAATGGGCGGAATGCTGACCTACTCCGGCGGTAAGTATTTCATTGACGGCGCTGAGTACAAAACGCCTACGCTGACGTTCACAGAAGCTGACGTGGTCAGTGATATACAGACGCAGACTAAGCAGTCGCGCAGAGGCACTTACAACGGCGTTAAAGGCATCTTCGTCTCTGAGGAGAAGAACTACAAGGTATTAGATTACCCGCCTCATATCAGCTCTACATACGCCACAGAGGACGGCGACCCAATCTATTTAGATATGGCCCTGCCGTTTGTAACCAACAACACGCAGGCTCAGAGACTTGCGAAGATTGCACTGCTGAAGTCGCGTCAGCAAGTCGTTATCAACATGACGGTAAACCTTAAAGGCTTGCAGGTTAAGATCGGCGACACGATCAATGTGACGAACGACCGGCTGAACTACAGCTCCAAGGTCTTTCAAGTTATCGACTACTCGTTAGCCATTGCAGATGGTGGCGCGCTGGCCGTAAACCTCGCCTGTATTGAAACAGCCTCAGCCATCTATGATTGGACTACTAGCGACGAAGAGGACTTTTTAAGCGGTGGGGAGTTAGACCTGTATGATGGAAGGACAGTCGCTAACGTCACAAACCTAGCAATGACAGAAATTGGATTGCTTGGACCGGATGGAGGCGTTTCTAGCTCGGTGGAGTTATCGTGGACACCTGTGACCGACGCCTTCGTTGAGCTATACAAGGTACGCTATAACAAGTACGGCACGACTAACTACTTCTACGCATCAACACGCGAGTCTCGCATATTCATCGGCGGGTTAGAGATTGGCTCTAACTATGATTTCCGCGTACAAGCTGAAAACCTAATTGGCGTTAGTAGCACCGGAACGACTCTTGCTAATCAATCGCTTGATGGTGACACGTCAGCACCAGCCGTACCGACATCACTCGCTACAACCGGCGGTATTCGGGCTATCACGGCGACATGGACGAACCCTAGTGACATTGACCTCAAACAAATAGAGGTCCACGTTGTAGCTTCAAACAGCACGCCAGCAGACAGTGCTACACCAGAAGCGGTCATAACTGGTGATGAGTACGTTTACCCGACAGGCTCTGCCGCCGCCGTCACTAAATACTTTTTCCTGCGTGCCGTAGATTACTCTGGCAATAAGTCGGCTTACACGTCAGGCGTTGCTGGGACTAGCCTGCAGGTTACAAGCGAAGATGTCGGGTCCGGTGAGATTGAAGGCAAGACGCTGGCTCTGTTACTTAACAAGCGAGCAGACGGATTTGAAAACGTCGGCGAAGGTTCATTAGTCGGCGTTAATGTAGACGGAACAGTTAACCTCGATTCTGACGGTTTCGTTTTGTATAACGGCAGTCAAATCACGATCGAACACGATCAGCAAGACAACTACACATTTTTAACTCAAGTTGGCGGCAAGCGCGGCTTCGTTGCTTTTGACATCAACAAAACGGCACCTTTTGACTTGCCAGCTTGGGGCGACAAAAACTGCGCGTTTGTATGGTCTGACAATGACCAGTTTTATTACGATATAAATCAAGTCGTCGGAGGTAATCCAGCGTTTACCGCCTTTGACCCCAGCAGTTTTACAGGTAGCACCACAGGCACCGACGGAACCACGAATGCACACATTGTCGCACTTGGCGCTGTAGAGACTGGCGCAGTAGACACAATCATATCCGGTGGTTTATATCCTGAGCCGATCGACCTCATTACCACACAAATACCTGACGACGTCATTACCGGCAGGACTATTGTAGTAAACAGCATCACGGCTAATAAGATATCGGGTGATATATCCGAGGTGTTTAACCTCAGTAAATTTGTTTTCCCATTTCATGCAGTACCGGCCTCGCCACAGCCAGACACGTTCACGGAATTTGTCGTGCCTGCACCTGATATTGCGATTACTAAATATGCGAGCTTGTTAGGAAAAATCAAGTATCAAGCGTCTTCTAATTTAGATGCTTGTCTTCTTGTTATGGAGTTTCAGAGAAAAAGCGCAGGCACGACATCCGGTGTTAGCATTGGAGCAATTGTTGGCTCTGGTACAACTGGTCAGCCATATACACACTACGTTGAAGTGAGCGGAAACCATACAAAAGAAATAGACGTTTATGGCGGTATAGCCACTTCGCAAACATCACCGAGTTTTGTTGGGTCGCCATCATCTGTCGAATTCGATGGGTCAAATAATCGCACTCGAATTATTTACGGCAATCCAAGTCCGTCAACTCCAACATTTACGTCTGGAGCAATTTATTACAATGAAGACAGATGGCTTTCAAGCGGTACATGGCTCGGGGACGCGGCTGGCGCTCAACGCTTCCCGATACCTGCTATCGGCACAACGTCTATGCAGACGTTACCACTTACGCAAGCATTAGCGAAAAGTGATTCGCAAGAAGAATATAGAATAAGAGTTAACGCGCTAAGTTTATCAACAGGAACTCTTAGTCTTTCTGCTATAGATACACAAATCATTTTAAGTACGTGAGGACACATGGCAATCGTCGCAGGCTATACAAGACAGACTGACAGGGCATACATAGTGATTGGCAACTATGAAAGCCCAGCGTTAGCAGAGACAGCTATTACTAATGATGCGTCTAGTGATGTTAAAGAATATTGGGTGGCTTCGTGCATAAACCCAGAAACTAATGAGCCTGATGTCTTAGGCATCATTGATGTGTGAGATAATAGCGACAGGAGGCCAGAAATGACGATTGAATTAGTACAGGGCGACACGGGTCCGCAGATCAAAGCGGAAATCACACGCGAAGGCGTTGCGCAAAACCTCAGCGGCGCTACTGCCGTGCTTCGTTTTCGTAAGAAAAAAACTACAACTGTTTTGTTCACCCTCAGCACGATTAGTAATACCGACCAGTTAGCCGCAGGCGAGCTGTATTTTTCTTTTACCGCTGGTCAGCTTGATATTGATGAAGGTTACTACGAAGGCGAGATTGAGATTGTAAACTCGGGCGTCCGCGAAACCATTTACGAGCTAGTAGACTTTTTTCTACGCGCAGACTTTGGTTAATCAATGCGTAAACTTCAGGCCGCAATCACTGCCGCGCGGTTATCAGCGCAAGCAACCGGCAGATCGCTCAAGGCAACACTTGCTGACTTGTCGCTTAATGCGAAGTCGGCTGGCCTAGCACTTAGTGCGGCTGTAAGCAGTCTACAACTCAAGGCCGAAATTACACTTGGGCTGTTCTTCAAGATATTCCTAGCCTCTGATGAGGCAAATGTAAGCGACTCGCAAACACTAATCACAACCAAGAAACCGTCAGACTCTGGCGTTATTGCCGATGAGAATGCGATCGACCTGCTGAAGGCGGCATCAGACGCAGGCGCTTTAAGTGATGACGACGTTCTAACGATAATCAAAGCACTGACAGAAACCCCTGCTGTGACAGAGGCGCACGTAATCGCGTTTACAAGGCCGGTGGCAGACACTGGTGCAATCACAGACGATCAATCTTTAAATTCAACCAAGGGGCTTACAGAGGCTCCTGACGCTACCGACAGCAATATTTTAGACTTTACCAAGATTGCAGGCAGTGACACTGATTACGATTATTGTGACATCACCTACTTCGCAGAAGACTACGTTGAAGGGCCACGGCTTGAAAGAGCATTTGTCGCGGAAAATAACGTCATTGATTTTACCAAGTTCATTAACGAGCAGAGCTTTGCTACCGATGACTTGGACGGGCAAGCATCAACGGAAGACGACCAAGAAATAGACTTCATAAAAACTCGCACAGAGATTGCTAGCCTTACTGATTTATTCACGCGGGTGATGACGTTCGCTAGGTCATTCATTGAAAGCCCGTCAGTAACAGACGACCCAGTCATTACACTTACAAAACCAGCTACAGAATCGCCAACCGCTACAGACACATTTAGCAAGGTGATGACATTCAACCGGTCATTTAGCGACTCGGGTGCAATGGTTGATTCTGAGCTAAAAAACACGACCAAGAACTTGAGCGACAATGGCGGTATAATTGACTCACAGGTTGTACAGTTTACTAAAGACAGCAGTGACTCAGGGGTTGCTTCTGACTCTGGTAGTTTACGCAGTCAAGGCTACTGCGATTTCACTTACTTTGCCGAAGATTACGTCGGCGCATCGAGGACGTTTACATGATTAACGAAGGTTTAAAATTACGCGGCGATGTTGCAGTAGTTCTGCGAGATAAGAACGGCAATGTCAAAGATGAGCGCAACATTAACAACTTGATTGTTGATACAGGTCTTAATTTTATCTGCGACCGGATGAAGAACGACGAGACAGCTATGACTCACATGGGTCTAGGTTCTGGAACGACAGCGCCAGCGGCAGGTAACACTACGCTTGAATCACAGCTTGGTTCACGTGAAACATTGGATTCATCTACGGTCACTAACAACCAGATTGTTTACGTCAGCTCTTTTGAAGCAGGCGACGCGACCGGCGCAGTTAGTGAAGCCGCAATCTTTAACGCCGCATCAGGTGGCACGATGCTCTGTCGAGTTTCCTTCTCAGTTGTGAATAAAGCCGCAGACGACGTGCTTTCTATCAACTGGACAATCACTTTGACGGCATCCTAATTAGCAAGAGGTAAACCATGACTACGATTACAACACGCTCGGGGAAGGGTTCGCCTCTCACTAATGACGAGGTGGATGCTAACTTCACCGGTTTAAACACCGACAAGGTAGAAACGTCTGGCGACAGCATGACGGGTGACTTGTCATTCGGGGATAACAACAAGGTCATTTTAGGCAGTGGCAACGACCTTAAGCTCTATCACGATGGTTCGGACAGCTACGTTGATGACACTGGAACAGGAAGACTGCGATTAAGAGGTGCGGCTGATATTATTTTGGCGCATCCTACAAATGGAGAAACATACGCTACTTTTTCTGCGAATGGCGCAAACACTTTTTACTACGACAATACAGCCCGTTTAGCTACCAGCTCCACAGGCATCGAC